GTTTGCCATCTTCACCAAACATGGTTACAAATTTATCTTCCTTTAAAAATTGTTTGTTTCTATTAAATATCTTCGTACCAATCTTTCCTAAAAACGCTTCTAACGCTTTTACCTTTATTCTAACGCGAGCTTGCGATGCTTCTTGGAGGGAGAGTATCCCTTGCGCGGTGTAGACGCCTTTCTCAGAATTACCCTTTAAACTATTATTAACGCCACTTATTTCCTCAATGTCAAGTTTGAAATTCTCAACAAGCGCTTGTATGTAATTTGGCATAGCGGGAGCTTCCATACGTCTAACTTCACTTCCAGGATTTTTACGAATTATCAATCCAGGTCGATTTGTTATTTTACCTCTTGGGATGCCTGAATTTTTATCAACTAACCAAGGTAAGTTTGCAACAGCTTTCGCGCTATCTACGATTGCGTTATTTAATTCATTTACTTGTATTTGTGGAGAAAGTATACGCTTAACTTCACCTACGCCCCAAAATTGATTTGGCACATCATAACACTTGTACATGTCAAATGGCATCTTACCATCTTTATAAGGACTTGGTCCGTCGTGAAGTATTAAACCAAGCTCCGTTGCACAAATGACAACTCTAATGCCTGGGCTAACTTTACCAGTTTTGTTACCCTTTTCATCTTCTTCAACGTCAACGCTTGTCCAATCATGCATCCACATTTCTGATACCAAAACTTGATTATCTATGTTAGATGATTGACCTTTTTCTTGTACAAGCTCTGTATAAGATATATTACTTCCAACAATTTCTTCTGCTTTATCAGGGAACATTTTCTTTAAAACATTAACATTTACGTAATCCGCGTATATCCCGTATTCCATATCATCAACAGAAGTTGCTAACGGGTCTGGGAAGAAGTTAAATATACTGATTGGAACCACGTTTGTTTCTTTCTTTTCCTTATCCCATGGTGTGTAAAATAACATACTACCCATGACAAGTGCATTGGTTAATTCCTTTGCAACTTTCTCATCTAAACCCTCACGCTTAAATTCGCATTGCAACATAAAATCTACAACCTGTGCTTTCTCCTCTGCTTCAGGAATACGCGCTAGCACTTCAAACTTAGGATTGTTATCAATCATTATTGGTCGAATCGTTTCTATAACGCTAAAAATGTAATTACTAACAGAGTTGCTTTTATAATCAGCTTTAGTTTTATCATTGAAGAATTCGCCGTTATAAGCGTCAAGATACGTCTGCCATTCTTTGACCAATGAATCTTTTGCAACCATAGCTTCTTGTAGTTTTAGTTTAACAAAACTAGCTAGGTTAGATTCTTTTTCTTTTAATTGTTGCTTAGTCATCTTTCACCTCCTATAACGAGTATTCATCATCTTCCATTTCATCTCTTTCAAACAGTGGGTCAACAATGTTTGTTAACGTACTTGAACGAGACTTCAAATCATAAGATTGTTCAGGCATGTAGTCTTCTCCTAAACCTTCTAATGCGAGTTGTAACCATATAGCAAATGCCATAACTGTATCGTCGTTACAACCTAATTGTGCATTTGTAGAACCGTTGTCTTCTATAATGTAAGTAAACATCTCACCTACAATTAAATCACTCTTAATTCCGACCCATTTCTCTCTAATCCATTGAGCCAATTTATCAATCATGATTCGCTTACTTTTTTCACTTGTTGTCCAACCAATCTTTTGCGTCTGCGCGTGGCTGATTTTATCAAACGTCTTTTGGAAATATATATTCCAATATTCAGCGTGCTTAATCGCGTTCAATGTAGTTAAACCATGGTTGTTCGCCTCCACGCCGAGATACGCATCACTATAATATTTAGCTAGCTTGACTAACTCTAGTCCAAATAAATCTGGGTCTATATGTCCATGCCACATGGCAACAATGTCCATCGTGTCTGGGCGTCCAACAATACCACAACTATAGTCACCATCAACCTTACCTTCAGCAACGTCTGCACCAATACAATAAAACGTATCTCTAGATGGCTTTTGCCAAATAGAAATGTAACCCTTATCGTCTGGAACAAAAGATACTTGACCATTTGTATCAATGAGATATCCTCTCTCAATAGGTGGTGTCGTTTGTGTTTGATATTCTTTTAATGCTGTAACACTAAATTTAGGTCTACCAGTTGCAAGGAATGCTTCTTCTGGCGTGGAGGGATATTCTTGCATAAAATGTTCCTCGTCCCCTCCACATTTATTCCTAATGGACCATCTTCGCCAATTCAATTGTTCATATGACAAACCATGCTTTTCCATTAAGTTTTTTTCATATGTGTAAATAGGTTTTCCATGCATATCATTGTGTACAAATTCAACTTGCGCAATGAATGCCTCTCTCTCCGCTGGGGATGTGAACTCCATTACATAACTCGAATCAGTATACCAGGGCAAAAATACAGGTATAAAATCAGATTCTCCTTTGACAGCCATGTTCCACTGTTTATGAAAATAATCACCTATACCATTTGCTGTTGATTCGAAAATAACCAACGTATCTAGATTTGTCGGAACACCTTGTAATAACCCCAACATACTTGTGCTTGCGTCTGGGAAGAATGCCAATTCACTAATGTGAAGTTTTGATGGCGTACTTGACCGCCCCACGTCTCCGCTTCCAGCGGTGGCGATGGTAATATTACTACGCAAACCTGGGTTTCGTTTCTTCTCAGCCTCATCGTTACTAGGTGATTCGAAACTTAATATTTTACCATTATTATACTTTTTAACTGGACGTATAACGTCTGGTAATTCTTCGTAAAACAGCTTACTCATGTTAAATAAATTAACCGAAGCTTTCTCTTCGTGTGCTACGATTAGGCTTCGCGTGTAAGCGTTATTTGCTGTTTCGTGGAAAATCTTTCCTTCAGTATATGTACTCATACCAAGTTGCCTTGCTTTGAGAATTATATACCTTCGTGTTATTCGATTTTCTTTAACGTACTTATCTAACCCTTCTAGCATGATTTGCGCTTCGTTTAACACAAAACCTACAAGTTTAGAATCCTTATTCCTAACTTTAAGAAAATTCTCACTATACCAAGGAAAGTCATTTTTAATCCTCCAATAAAAAGCTTGAGTTTTATCTAAACCTTTAGGAAGAGTTGGAGATATGTTTTCGCGAGTAGAGTTACGCATTATTTCATTAACAAGTTCATACTTTAAAGCCATATTTCACCTTCCTTTTTTATTCAATAAACATACACTCTAGGAGTCGAACCCAGTCATACGGTTTTGGAGACCGCTTTGCTCCACAGCACAGCGTATATGGGAGGATACAGGAGAAGCGGATACGAATCTACGTCCTCCCCTGTATCTAATATATAACATATAAAATCATTGTTGTCAACCATGAGTTGAGGTTTTTATTAATTCCATTTCAAATGTGCTAGACACATCAACATCTCCAGCTTTTAAATTGATAGCAGTCATGATTATATCAGTCCTTGGAGGGAGAACTAATGGTATAGTATAGCGCTGAATAATTGAGCTTTGATAGAGGTCACGTATTGCCTTTGTAGAGAAAGATGAGTATAAGTTTTCCGCATTCCGTGTCTTAACTCTAATAAGCACACTCTTCCCCTCACCAACGCTTGCAGTTACTGCCCAAACTAAAGCGGTATAACAATCTGGAACTGTATAAACAGACATACATGTTTGAGCGTTTCCAGTTAAAATTATTGCTAAAGGTGTTTGAGTAACTGTCTGTCTTATTGTGATGTTGCCAACGTTACTTCCACTGATGTTATTAGCGATTCCACCATCAATAACGCTAGCGCGATAGATGCGGCGATATAGATTTGTTAACGCCACGGGCGTCGTTCCGTTTAGAGTGATGATTTCACTTATCTCGCAAAAATTGTCATCTAATCCAGACACTTCCACTTGATGTGCACCAGTGGATGCCTCATTGTCTAACGCGCTAGACGACACCGCCTCGCATGCAACAGCGTTAGCGGGAAAGATATATCCATTACCGCCATCCCAAATGATTTCTTCTGAAGTCCCCACAGATGGGTTTCTTCCAAACTTATAAATATGTTTTATATTTGGCACATTTCCAAGCGCAATTTGTTCAAAATGAGAGTGGGAATTGCCAATTAAATGTGGCGCAATGTATATATCTTTCAATCATTTCACCTCCTATTCCTCACTATACTCCACATCAATAACATCTTCCATTGTTGATGCGATAACTTCACTTATTTGCTGTTCGTACGTGGTGATGGTGACCTCCTTGCGTACTTCTTGTTTAGCTTTATGACCCCCTCGGTCTAAGACGTCCTTCACCGCTTGAAGTGCTACACCGTCAATATTCGAATCAATAAGAGAATTCAACTTATTAGTAGCCTTACTTGTCATTGCGGAGAGTTGCATGGTAACGAGTTCGTGTTGGTCGGCGAGAACACTAGATAAATAGTTTGATACGTCCTCGCGCTTGAGCCACTTATTGAGTGTATTAACATGAACACCCATTAGCTCTGCAATTTTGATTAGCGTATACTGCCCGCTAAGGTAAAGGTTAGCAAATCGTATGTGATTTGGAGCCAAATCAAGTAAATCTGGAGTAGGGGAGGCGCTCTTCGCTACTGCGTTATCGGTCATAAATCGCACCTCCTAAAGTGAGTAGTCTCCACTCACGCTCAGCGCAAGAGTGTCTATAATTTCGTCCAAGTCTTCAATGCTTTTTGCTGAACAAATAGACTCTTCTGTTTGTGGTGAGATTATGCCGCTCAGCGCTAAGACGTTTGCAAAGAATTCTAATGCTATTGATGCGTTTCCTATATTCATAATTTTATACCATTCCTTGTTTGCATGTTGGTCGGTTACGAAAAATAAAAGACACTTTTTACTTCGAATATTCTTGTGGTCCAAGTTCACATTCTTCTTCAACTGCGGGTTCCATATCAATAGGCATTACAACATCTTCGTGTGGAAGGTTATAAGTTCCTGGAGACGTTTCCGCGTTGCTCGGCGCTGAGTTAAACGCTTGTAATTCTGCTCTCATTCTCTCTATTCGCTCATCATAAGAATCATAATTTCTACCAACGTGGAGAGCGTGAAGAGAGCTATCGCGGATTGCGTTTGAATCATCGTAGAAATTTTCATCGTCATCCGCTGGTCGGACGAAAAAATGCGCAATGTAATTGTAAAAAAGCCCATCTAAATCATATCGAATCATGAAAAATAATGTGATAACAATTATAAATTGTATATCGGTCATAGTGTAAACCTCCCTTTAAGTGCTTGGCGCGTTGTTCGGTTGCTTAGCGTTAAACATGTTAAGTGTGTTAAACGTGTTAAACGCCGAAAGCGTTAATAGTTAATGAATATTCTATTGATTTGAAAAGTATTTATGTTTACGAAGTAAACAAGCAACTTTGTTGCTTCATCCCTTTATCAACGCTTAAACGCTTTTCTATTATACTTAATATATACCACGTTTTTCCCACGCTGTCAATGCTTTTGGGACTAAAATACTACGAAAATAGTTCAAATTACCTATGAAATAGGTATCGTTTTTACTTGACATAGTACACACATTACGCACAATACACCTCTACCTCCCGTCTTAAAAATTTTGCCAAACTATTTTTAGCGAGCACTGATTTGCAAATAGGGTGTAATGGAACGTGAGGGGAGGGTGTTGCTAAAAGTGGAGGAGGGTGTTGCTAAAAGTGGAGCGCGCGCATACGTAAAGGGTCGACTTACTATACTACACGCTAACCCTACCCGCGTAGAAGTACCCACTTTTGCGCTGGGCGGGGGTGTTGGGTTTTCACTTTCGAAATCGCAATCATCATCCACTCTCTGCGCGCTACGCGCGGGACGAACCACTCTACATCACGTCATGTCAAATGGTATGTATAAAATAAAGCACAAACGAAGTACGCGTTTGTAAGCGCTTTTTTTTCTACAACCATGTTGACACAACGCTTGTAGCGTGGTACGTTTTGCTTATAAAGAATTGAAAGAACCAAAAGCGGGAAGAAGGACCCGCTTGCAAGAGTTCTAGCTGTTAAGCGTGCCAAGCACGGTGGGTAGCGTCCACCGCGCGGGGAAGCACGCCATGAGACACACTAGCAGAAAAGAAACAAGTCTTCTGGAAGTGGAAAGGCGCGAAGTACGCGCCACTGAAGGGAGAAGTACATTGTTACATCAAATCAAGATGCTTGTGAAGCATCGCTACCCCCGTGGGGGGTGCGTGGATACGCGGGGGCGGATAAGGTCTGCTTTAAAGACCGCTCCACGCTCCGCACGCTCCCACATAGGGGGTACGAATGTTCTTACGAACACCTGTTTCCCACGCTTCGCACGCCTTCCCTCCGCCTACACGTAGGGTTCAATCATCATCACATCAACCTGCATGTTGGGTAGGGTGGAGAAACGCTTGTTAAGCGTGGAAGAGTCTTTTTAAGTCACATTCGTGACTTAGTAGTTCTTCGAACTACAAAGGAATTAAGTACTTCTCATCATAAAGGATTTAGTTAATCGGCTATTGATGAGATGAGGTGTAAGTCGTGACCCGCGCACAGCGCCCGCACGCTCCTCACGAAAGGAGTCTTTATGTTATTTTTAGTATTCTTATTTATGCTTTTCACATTCCCAACTGCATTGGTTGGGTTAGGGTTCGTAGTTTACCGTGATTGGAAAGTTTGGTCCAGTCGCGAAAGAAAGCATCACTTGATGTGAATCAAGTAATCTCCACCCGCTAGACGGTGTATGAGAGGTTCGATTCCTCTCACTAGCGTTGCAACATTGAGGTGTAAGACGTGACTTGCGAAAGCACGCTCCTCGCGAAAGGAGTCTATTATGACTAAAGTAATCAGAGTAGAAAGCTTCAAAGAATTCAGAGTCTCAATGATTGAATCTGACATACCATTAGATGGCGATGGCAATCGCTTCGAAGTGGTTGCCTTTGAGGACACTGAGGATTATGGTCTTGTTGACCATGAAACTGAAAGAGTCTTTGATGAGGAGATGGGCAACGAGTTCTTTAACTTGTATGTCCAGTTTTACCTCAACTAGATGGTGTACGAGGGGTTCGACTCCCCTCGCTAGTTTTGCAACATTGGGTATAAGTCGTGACTTGTGCATAGTCGCTTGCACGCTCCCAACGAAAGGAGTTTTTTATGAAAACTTTAGTACTTAAAATCGAATCAGCATCATCATCAAAGGTGGCACGTTACGCCACTTTACTCGCATTGAATGAGCTTGTAAAAGATGGGCTCATCAAAAAATCCTACCTAACAAGATACGTTAACAAAAACGTATCTCGCGCTTGCGCAATTGCACAAATACGCAAACACGCAAAGTTTGCGTCAAAGGTGGTATCTTCAAACGGAGTTGTGAACCGTTACGAAGTATATTTACAGTACACAGTACTGTAACTTCACCCACACTTAACGCTCCTGATGAGAGAAAGCACTTTCAGCGGGAGCGTTGCAACTAACAATAGTTTTGCTTTAGAGGATAAGACGTCACCGCTTAGCGGGACGCGCCTCACGAAAGGAGCACATCATGAATTTAAAAACAACATTTATAGGCGCAACTGTATTTACAACTTTGGAGGATATCAACTCTGGCTCAATTGAACCAGCTGTTGATTTGACCTTTGGAAGTGATTACGGATACAGTTCTGTAATCATCACAGAAGAGGAACTTGGACTATTCCTCGACGTACTAACTGATGGCGCGTTTTGCGCACCCATCATTGACAAGATGGAAAATGTTCGTACTGGCGAGCTTATTGACATAGTTCACCTCACTGTTTTTGAAGATGGTCAATACACATCTTCAGTCTTCACCGCTAGCGAGTTGGATGAATTATTCGCTAGATTTGTATAAGAAATATCGTTTTCACTTGAGTATAAGACGTGACTTGCGCCTAGCGCAAGCACGCTCCTCACGAAAGGAGTAATTATGAGTTTAATATGTACACACATTGAAACACACACCCATCCATATACAGGAGAGGTGTTAGAATCCCCAATTACAATTTATACCTTTAACAAGGGTGAAGTTGATGTTATAGTATTTCAACAAAATAATCTAGTATTTGATGTGCATATTCAGCCAGCACAAATAAGATACACAGAGGAGAGAGGAAGTGAAATGTTATGATTCCAAATTTAACTCACGCGTTTTATTTTATGCTAATATTTATAGTACCACTATTCGCACTCGCGATAATTGAAAACTTGTACCACAAAATTGAGCATTTCCTATCGCTCAATACACGTACCTACTCATCATATAGAAAGGAGCGTGATGGATATGAAGAGAAATAATTCTCAATTTGTACCTTTGTACATTGTTGTTTGTGATGGGCAGTATTTGCTCACCACAACAATCCGCACCCAAGCGGAAAGGTATTTACAGACTTTAACTGGGTTGATTGCCCACATCAAAGAAATTTAATTATGATTTGCTGTCCTATCGGCTTAACGGGGAGAAAGAAGGCGCATTTTGAAAGAAAATATATTAGAGATGTATGAAGAATTTATATTGAAGGGCGTGTCTAATTGCGATGAATTCGCTGACGCTTATATAGAAACATATCCACTAGCAACACAAAGACAACTTGATGTTGCTTCAAGAGACTACCACGATTACATAAGTGGTAGCGGAAAATATGAGGAGGTGTATTATGGTATTTAAAGGTCAATACGATTTCCTAAGCAATTTTTACGAAAGGAAATTGGTCGTTAATGGCATCACCTACCGAAACGCGGAAAGCGCGTTTCAGAGCTTTAAGCTCATCAATAGGGAAGAGCGTGTTGCTTTTTCTAAACTTGATGGGCGCGAAGCGAAAGCTTTAGGGAGAAAGGTTCCCTTACGCCCTGATTGGGATGAAATTAGATTGCCTGTTATGGAGGGTATTCTAAGGAAAAAGTTCGCCGATGATGAGTTGAGATTTCGCTTATCATTAGTGGATGGACCCATCACCGAAGACAACACTTGGAATGATAGATTCTGGGGTGTTTGCAAAGGTGTTGGTGAGAACAATCTGGGAAGGTTGTTGATGAAAATTAGGGATGGAGAGTAATTAGCTCTCCTCCCGCTTTCACGCTAACCTGAAAACACATTTTCACCTTGAGGATAAGACGTCACCGCCACGCGGGACGCACCTCACGAAAGGAGTATATTATGTTATTTTTTATGAAACAAAAAGGATGTTCAAATGTCCAACTTGGAGAGCACTTTAGAGTGGGAAGTGAATTAGGTTTCTGTTTATGGAATAAAGTATTCTTCGTCATGACCCCGCGCCCTAACGTTTTCACAAAAGCAAATGCAGTTATTGAGCGCTTTGCTTATGAAAACTCAAGACGCTTTAGATGGTGCTACCGAATCGCAATTAAGAGAGGATGGTTAGAAGAATAAGCTTCGCTCCGCTCAGCGAAATAGCGGGAGCGTTGCTATTAGTAAGATAAATAATTTTTGCTTTTGAGAAGTAAGACGTCACCACCACGCGTGGGACGCGCCTCACGAAAGGAGCACATTATGAATACAACTACAACAACAAACAACAATATGAATACAGAGGAACTTTATGCTGAATACTTATCATCTTATGCAACATCAGCACCAACAACAACGAACGTTAAACTCGCTTCTGAAGCGCAGATTAAATATTATACTGATTTGTGTGTTCAACGTTCATTGGTTCCAGACGCTAACGCATCTAAACTTTCTTCCTTCGAAATTAGAACGAAGATTGAAGAATTAAAGAAGATTCCTTACTCACTTCCAATGAGTGAGAAGCAACGCTCAACGATATTAAGCGTGTTAGAGCGCTGTCCTCAAATCAACATAAGTGTATTGAAACCCAAATGGGAAGAGATGGACGTTAAAGAAGCGTCCGTCTTCATTGGAGAGCTCTTCACGCTAGAGCGTACCCATCGCTCAGAACAACCTATATCACCAGCGCAAGTAAGCAAAATCTTGCGTATGTACTTATGCCCAGACGTTATTTTCACAGATACAGGTTGGGTTGAAACGTATGAAGTACATGATGGAAAGAGGATGCTTGTAATCCCACCTTCATCCGTTATTAAAGAGTGGATTGCAACAAACATGTCGTCCGCAGACGCGAACGCTTTCATCTCTAAATACAATGTTCCCTATATCAACTGGTCCAAGACTCGAATCTCCGCTGAACAACAACAGATGATTCGTACATTGGAGGCGCGTTGCGCCAACATTCGTACCACATCAGGAGCGCAAGAAGCGCGAACCGATGAACATGGGAACGTTATTCAAGTAGAAATCTTATCTAAAAAGGAATGGGCTCCTGTTGGTTATAATAGTCTATCTGATTTGGAGATTTACATGCTTGATAAAGATTCCGCATCAAAATACATTGAGCAACTTCAAGTTGTTCTTGCTGATAAAGATGGCATAAAGTTCTCTCCAGAGCCAATGCATGGAGATAGACTTGAAGCGCTCCGCACGGGTGATGGGGATAAAGGTGTCGACAACGATATCGAATCAATGGCTAATTTCATCCATGGTTTATTCGCCCAATTAGGAGAAGAACTAGAACTTGAGGACATAGCGTTGGCTGAAACAAAAACAACCGCCCTCACGCACGATGTTATTAAACGCATCCGCGAATTGATTGCTCACGCGATTACGGTTGGAATTAGCTTCAATGCGATAGACAACTTATTGGACCTAGTTCCCAACGTAAGAGCTGAGTTGTACGCACGATAAAAGCACTTTCAGCGGGGACGTTGTTTATTTTGAATCATCTTGATTTGAATAAACGCTTTCCCGTTGATTAAATTAAAAGAAAGAGGTGTCACATGATTCGAATTATAATTGCTGGCGGTAGGAAATTTAATAACTATGATTTACTTGTTGATTCTTTTAAAGAATTGATACTCGAATTAAAAGAAAAACACAATATTAGTAAATCAGATGTTGAAATAATATCTGGTGGCGCGTCTGGCGCTGACAAGCTGGGCGAATTACTTGCTCAGAGAAACTCGTTAAAGCTATCTAAATTCCCTGCTGATTGGAATCTATATGGTAAGTCAGCTGGGTATAAGAGAAACGCTCAGATGGCTTCATACGCATCACAAGAGCAAGGTATTTTGCTTGCATTTTGGGATGGCACATCAAAAGGTACAGGTCACATGATAGACCTGGCGATGAAAGCTGGTTTAGAAAGAAAAATTGTAAAATATTAAAAGCAAAATTGCTTTTAGCGGGTACGTTGTCTTTTGTGCCATAAATACTCTCCTTTTCTATAGAACAACATCCCCTTCTCCCCAATAAACGCTCCCGCCTGGCGGGTTGCGCGGGGAGGGGGCGAGGATGTGATGGAGGAGCGTTTTTATACCAGGGTCAATAGTTCAAGCAGAAGCTGATAAGTCATTTTTAGCGGGAACGTTGTCTTTTTCGTAGTTAAAATTTATAATGTGGGTCAATATTTCAAGCAGAAGCCGAATAGAAATGGAGGTTTAAATTTTGAACGGAATTGAGTTTTTAGATGCAGTAGAATATGATGAAATTAACCTTATGCAAATGTCTTTGGTAAGTGTTAATGGCAAATCAGTACCAACAATAACGTACAACACACATGAGGACACTAAAGTACGAATCTTTACACCTAACAGAGAGCAACTTTGCTCATTGGTAAATATATTAATACAAAACAACATATCTTTAAAATATAAAGATTGGTAGATGGGGGTATTTATGTCTAGAGAAATAACAGTAGAAGAATTCGAACTTTGGCATGGCAATATTTACGAGGAGCAATTCTTCAAACCAATACAATTAAAAACACAAGCTCCCGTGTTATCTAAGCAAGAGAAATATAGGTTGCGTCTACAAGAAATACACGACCAATTACCTCTTGATGTGCCGTTTAGCATATCAGAGTTTGCTAAAAAACACAACATAGGAGCAACACAATATGGAAGAGAAGTTAAGCCTTACATCGCTCAACGCGGGTGGACGTTGGAACACGTTAAACGTATGTACCTAATTAAAACGGAGGATTAAAAATGAAAAAACTATTAAGCAAAATTCTTATTACAATTGGGTCACTTATATTAGCAAAAGTATGTTATAATGAATATAAACACAAGTTAATTATGATTGACGCGATTAACGAAAATATTGACGACGTTGAACGACTTCAAGCTCAAATAATTGAAATGGCAGAATTGGACGAACTAATTACACTTATGCAAATTG